GTGCATAAAGAACGTATCTTGTTAATGACGCCGTCCATGGTACTAGTAGTAGTGGTTAGGTATGGATATCTTCTAATATATAATATACATACCTAAAAAATCAATTAAAACGATACATCTATGGATGCGGATTCCAAATGACGAAACATCATTAAACCGGCAAATAACACCCACGCAACAACATTATAACCATACGAACATATAACATTCAAAATTATAACAGCAACAATATTGAAAATTAGGTTGATTCCTAAAGTTGTGTATGTAAGATATGTATCGCATTTTTCATCATCAAAGCAAAAAGGATACGTTCCATTCTTTGAGATCATTACAACTTTGAAAATGAACTGAATGGTAGAGATAACCAAAAATATCATAGCAGGTGTGCATAATGAACGCACTTTTCTATACATATTATCCATGGTTTGAAAGGTAAAATATCTATGTGCGTGTGTGTCTGTGTGTGTGCGTTTGTGTATATATATTGTATATATTTCAAAAAATGAATTTACTTCAACTGAATCGGTTGTGCGATCGGTTGGACCGTGGGATTCGATGTTACAAACGCAGTAGAATCGCCCTGTAATGCGTTGGCGATGCTTGCGGGTGTTTCAGTAATGCCGCGTAAAGATGTGTTGGCGGTTTCCGGTAAATATTCGGCCATACCGCCATGCTGCTCACCAATAAATTTGCGGTGACGACGACCACGACCACGACCGCGCCTACTGCGACCACCACCAAACATTCCCTTTTCAACGAGATGATTACTGTTTTGAGGAGGTGACATCGTCGTGGTATTCAAAGAGTAGTGATTACCGTTGATGGATTGAGGAACTGGAGAAACGCCACCAATACCACCACCACCGCCGGCGTGTTGAACATCGCTAGGACCCCAAGGCCAGCCACCGGTCATACTTCCACCGCCGGACTGACACCCTTTCTGATGCCATTTACGTGTGCCGTTCTTTTTTTTAGAAGAACTACGACGAGACTTACCGCCGGCGCAGGAGGAAGAGCGACGCTTATTACTACCGCTTTTGGTTGTGCGCTTACGATATTTTTTCGATGATGCCATTATATATTGTATTATAAATAGAAAATAATAAGATCCTTACCTGTCAAAATACCTTCTTTGTCTTGTCTATACTAAATAATATCAACATGGGTGAGCATATGCCGACGGCAACACATTTTGGTTAACCCAAGAGCGTCCATGACTTCGCCTTCCGGCGTCTTGTCAATATATTCCGCGGTGAGATAGATAACCTTGTCGACGTCGAGATCGCGGGAAAGCTTGATTTTACGCACTTCGGCTAAATAGTATCGGTATTTATCGGCGAGAACCTTGCCGCAGGTGAAACATTTGATGGGGATGATCATAGCGGAGTAGTGAAGTAACGGAGTAACGGAGTAGCGAAGCGAAACGAAGTGTATTGATATATGAATACATATTGTTTTTATATATCAATTTTTATTGTGGTTTATTCACGGTCCGCGACCTTGACCTTGACCGAGGCGTTCTCGAAGGTGTTCGCGTATTCGGAATCAAATAACCACCCTTTTGCGTTTTTTTATTCTTTTTCGTCTTCTTTTTTCGTAGTGAAGATCGTCGTAATATAGCCATCGCTATCTTATACAATACACAAATATTTTACGCCCGCACCGCCCCCTGCTTCATACATCCACGCCCACCTACGCATTCTCCTAAATAATAGTAATATGCGATGTCACGATCATTATTATTAGCGTCCTTAATATCATACGGACGTTTGGCATTCCCCGCTACACATTTGCCCGGAGCGATTGCTTCATCCGCCCGCCCACTTGGATCAGCCACATTTGCTTGGGCGGTATTCATTTGAACAGTCGGATCATTATCACCCTCAAATCCGCTATATTTCGCCCATCCACAGCAGCATTTTGTTCCGCACATTTTTTTCGTGGTGATCGAATTACACGCACGTTCTAATTCCGCAGGCGATTTATTATGCATTACACAAAATGAGTCAGAACACGTGGTTTGGATTTTCTCTAACTGAGCTTCGGTATATGGTGTGCCAAATCCCTCTTTCAATTCGTTTCGCATACTTATAAGGGGCGCGGTCCAAGCGACGTCGGTGGGTAATACACGCGCACCACCATTATCCGATGATACGTCATTTATTATACCGGTGTTCGGCTCGATAAATACTTTCTTTTCGACAAGTTCTTGATCTTTCGACGCTCCGCTTCTTCCGCTTGCTAAATCAATATATAACATGCCACCCAATAAAATAAATACGACAACCATGATCGCGCCGATATTCTTGAAAAAAGACTCGCCTAAACTTGTCCCTTTGAATGCTGTGATGCCGCTCTCTGCTGATGACGACAAAAACCCACCGACACGACTTGCGCTGGATGTTCCCGCGTCTTTGATTGCGGTAAGTGCGTTTGATACTTTGTCCATGTCCGTTAGTGTATTCTAATCTTCGATATTTTCAACTATACGTTACATTATAGATAGATTATTCTTTCTTCGCCACAATCCGCACCCCCTTCCCCGTTTTCACCTTCACGTGTTCCACGCCCGTCGTATGAATCTCTCGATGACAGTCTTCACAAACCGTCGCCAAGTTGGCCGGATGGTTCTTATGAATATGTCCGATGAAGTCATTCGCGTCTGCGCTTTCTTGATGTTGTAGATGATGAACCTCCGTTCCCTTTTTCTCTCGACACAATTCGCATAGTCGCCGCAGTTTTGCCGCATTATATCGAGACGGCGTTGCGTCATCTAAAATACTCGCGGTGGGCGTTTTCGTGCTGACCCCGCGATATTTTACACGAATCGTGTTCGCATTTTCCAAGAAATCATCGGGAAGATGAAGCGACTTACAAACCTCTAATCCATACATGCTTTCACCTGCGCCATCTTGAAGTTTCCGGTCATACACCAACGTATCGCGGGATTTATCGTAGAAAACGCGCATATGTGCTAGACGCAGCCGCGGGGCCATCTCTCGGATCTCTGAATACCCCGCGATTTCATGAAGGTGTGTAGCGAAGATAAACGATGCGCCAGTGCGGTAAAGGTGCTGTAGGCCGGCTACAAAGATGCTGATCGCTGAATCCATTTCGGTTCCGGAGCATAATTCGTCACCGAGGACAAGAGTGTGTGTATCAGCCATACGCAAAATGACGCGAAGCTCCGACATTTCAACCACGAATGTGGAGAGGCCTTTAAATAAATTATCGTTGCCGAGAATGCGTGTCATGATTGCGCGGTATGGACGATAGACGAACCCGGAAGCGGGAACATAAAAACCGGCCTGGGCCATGATGACAGCAACTCCGATTGCGCGGATGAGGCTGGTTTTTCCAACCGCGTTTGTTCCATAAAGAAGCATACCGTCGCCGCCGAGAGAAACGTCGTTTGTCACATAGCATTCTTCCTCATTAATTCTCTCGATGAGACAATGTCGAAGCCCGGTTGCACGGACGAATGACGCACCCTCCGCCTCCGCCTCCGCCTCCGCCTCCGCCTGCGCCTGCGCCTGCGCCTCCACATTCGCAATCACCGGACGACAATAATTATATTTCCGCGCGACATAACACCGATTTTGTATCATATCAATCGCACCAACGAATGCGATCATATTCTCAAAGTCATGATAATATTCATGGAGAGATCCGATAAACCCTTGATATAACACGGCTACCATATCCGAAATTTTCACCCGCAACGAAACCACCGCAGCACATAGCTCATAGATTTGCGGACTATGAATCGTATTGTTACTTCCGGATGCGGCGGGACATGTAATACCGCCTGTGTCAAACATTAATGTGCGGTTCGTTTCTTTATCAAGAACAATAGAAATCACTTTTCCATTAGCTGGGAGTTTTTTGATGCGGTCTTCTAATATTTTGGTGCGTCGTTTGGTCGCTTGAAGAGAGATTCCCATCTTGTCGGTTTCGTGGATTTTAACATAATCAGGTTCGGAGGTCACACCCGCACCCGACGATTTTTGTTCACCAGCCTGAATCAACTCATTTAAAACCCTTTGAACTTCGTCGAGAGATTTCTGGGTGTATCGATATTCATCTGTGAGTTTATCTAATTCTGCCGATATACCACGCTGAATGATATTCGTATCAAAGAGTGTATCTGTGATATCACGACATAAATCAATATCCAACGTTTTTTCAAATAAGTCTAATAGAAGTGTGCTTTTCCCGACTATGTCATCGCGAATACTCCATCTCTCGGAAAGGTGCTGTGTAATCATCGAATCTCTCAGACACAACGAATATAATTCGCGAATATGACGCAAATTATGAAAAAGATTATACGTATGAGATGGTGAAATCTTGCGTAAAATAATATGTCGGTGTAGTTTTTCGATGTCTTTCATGAACGCTAGCTTCTCTCGGAATAGAGTATATGTAAAGCCGCCACCGCCACCGCCACCGTCAAGTGACAGCATGTATTCAGTAATTGCGTAGTCTTGTTCAAGACGTGTTTCGTTGAATATTGGATGAAGAAGTGCGTATTTGTAAGCACGCGAACCCATCGGAGTAACTGTATGATTGAGAAGCGATAGAACCGAACTGAGACGAGACCCTACCCCTCCACCGCCCGAATTCCCGTCATCGATGATATTCAACTGACGTAATGAGTGATTTGCGAGGACCAATCTCTCGGACATGTTTTCAAAGACCGGCTCTTGGATCTTTGAAACCAGGCTTGGATTGTGTTCATAGATGAAGTTCAATAAATAAACGAGTGATTGTGTGGCAATTGTATAGTTCAAAAATGATTGTTCGAGAGATTTGGCACGACCATCTGGATAAAAAGTTCTCAGCACTTCCATTTGATAGATCTGTTTCGTGCATCTCTCGGCTTTTAGTGTCGCAGGCGTCGTCGCAGCAGCCCCTCCTGTTGCTACCGTCACCACCCGATGAACGACCTTCGCTTGTATATTCGTGTAATGTATGACGTCTTCAACTTCTCTCGTCGAGAGATTTGAGATAAGAATCACTTCTGACGGCATATATGACGAAATAAATCTCTCGACTTCATCATATGTGGTTGGATTATGCGAGTCCTTATTCTCTGTCTCAAATATGGTTGCGCGTCCCGTATAAATATCGATATTTGTCATTCCCATAATGAGTGTTCGAGAGATTTTCTCGATCCAAATACATGCGATATTATTCGATAGCGCATGACCGCCACCGCCGTCTACGACATCAGTGGAGAAATAAGTCCCCGGCGAATAGATACCTTGAAGCGAACGAACCGGCGGGTTTTTTATACCATCTTGAACATAAACAACCACAGTATATCCGGCATCCTGTAACTTCTTCAAATACTTATCAAGTCCATAGTCACGAAATCCCGCCATGAGAAAACCCGGTGTTTTATTCGCTTTGGCGAGTTCGCATATCGAGCAAAAATCATCGATACGACTTCCGGAACACATAACTACGCCACCGCCACCGCCCTCGGCCGGAGTAATTATTTGTCCGTAAACCTCAAAGAATGCCCCGACCTGAAGAAGCACGACGGTTTTCTCTCCATATTCTGCAGTATATTTTTTAGTTAATGTAAAATACTCTTTAATAAGTGCCATGGTGAATGAGACTTATTAAGGTAACCGACGACGTTCGTTATATATATATCTCTCATATTTTACCTTTATTATGTATTACAAATTGATTTAGATGATTGATTTAGATGGTTATAAAGATAAAGATAATAGAGTGATTTTATCTAATCATATAAATGTCGGACTACTACGAACAAAAAATAAAAACTCGTTCCGCAAAAGCCCCGATTGAAAGTTTTCCATTAGAAAAACGCACAATATCACGCGCGGTATTATTACAACCGAGACGTCGTATTCATAATATCCAGGGTTTAACAGCGTCAAAATTACAGGACGCCGATGCGGACGCAGGTAAATATTATTACATTCACATCAATTCATACGACACGTCGCCCACGACGACGAATATTATTGATGAAGTAAGTCCGCTTCTTATAAATCCTTCGGAATTTGAACCAGGCGCGTATTATACGTTTATCATAGCGGCGGTCATCGGCAAGAATTTACAAACGGATAAAATAGAGATAGTAACAGATACACAGAAACCTGAGATATACCTGGCAAAAACGATCAACATGTTCGAGTTCGGGACAAAACATCATCATATCATGTATAGAAAAGCTATACAAGATGAAACATTATTCGCAGAACTAGCAAAAAAATACAAGAATATCCAATATCGAATTTATGCTGCTGGCGAAATCATGTGCGTAAATTCGGATACGTTGATATACAATTTTATTTCTGGAACGTATAAAATGAAAAAACATATGACATCGAGACGGATCATATATGAAAAGGCTTATTTTACGTATATGATGCGTAGTATAGCTCCAAAATATACCAATATAGTATTCCAAAAGACTGTTCTGATAACGGAAGAAGTTTTGCCTCTAACAAAAAAGGAATTATCTAGGTTGCGTAATCGAGGCGTTCATTTCTTCTTATTCGATACACCCAATAAATGTAATTGGATGAGAAACATGGTAATCAATAAAGCCGGTGCTGATGTTGACTATAATTTCAGCAAGGAAGAACTAGATCAAATTTATAAAACTATTTAACTCACGCATTCATCACACCAGTAATTTCCGCACGACAAACTGGGCACGCATTTTTTGACATCTTGGAATAACAGTCGGAACAGCATATTTTATGACCACATGGAGAGAAACGCGCATTTACGCGATACCGAACACACAAAATACACTGGTGTTCTTCATCCGTTGTTTCTTCTAATGCTGACAAATGAGAAACAGAGAGAAGATTCGGAGATGCCGATGGGATTGGCGGAAGTTCAGGTGGATAAATAACGATCATACCTGGATCCATGGAAATTCGTCTATAAAAACCGAGATATCCTATTCGCGCAAATTGACTATCACAAATTCGGACACGTGTTCGAAACTCATTATTTCTCTCGAAATAAACACTATTATTATCATTTCTCGATATATTGAATACGATATTCGGAAGTAAATTTGGAATATCGATTGTAACCATTTGATTTACGAGCATATGGGCGTCATTTTCATAGACAAACGGTTGCGTGCCGCGTGTCATATATGATTTTTTGACGGATCGGTTACGGTCATATACATAATCACGATACGCCCATATTTGATGTAAACGAGCTGGAACCCAGTTTGGTTCATTCGGAGGATGGTCGGTTAGAAAGACATAAATATCGTTGAGGTCGATGATTGGAATCGCGACCTGATTATTTTCCAGTATTTGATGAACTTGTGATGTGATATGCTGAAGGTTTAGGTTCAAACCTGGAAAAAATTCAGGAGAGACGTCAGTCCGTCGCACAATATACGTGGGTGAATAAGGATCATTGTCTGGGCGATATACGATCCAGTCATTTGTGACATATGGCTTTTCTCGAAAATGAAGATGTTCTGGGTCTTCTTTGTAATTTGCGTAGGCGTCACGCATTCCGGGTGTGATAATTCGACTGGATTGTGTCCAATCGTTTGTTATAGGATTTCGAACGTAAATATCCATAATGGAATGGAATTGAATGGAATGTATTGTAATGGAATTATACAAATAGGTTTATGTTATTTGAACCACATACACATACTTACTTAAACATATATGACAATAGAGTATAGACCGGACCCACGATGAACCACGACATTAATAATATACGACGTAAAAACAATAACAGTATAGTTACACTAGATGTGCGTATATCTTGCGACACATTCTGGAACTATAAATTCAATATTCCGATACGCATCGATGATTACTATAATGATGTTAATAATCGAAGCAAGAATGTAAATATTCGCAGCGACACATGCGAAATTGGTAATATTGGAAGAAGTGACCCATCGTTTCTTCGGTTAGAGTCTTACCTTGTTGATTATGTTATTCAGTATATTTATGATGACCTTGTCCAAAAACGACAATATCGAGATATTCCGGTTCTTTTGAAGAAGACGCGAAAGTTTCATATTCATGGACGCACACTAGAAGATATACTATTTCCGGGAAGTCGAAATACAGATACACATTCGACACCGGATAATATGGTGTATATATGTACACATTGCTAATGGAATGGAATGGAATGGAATGGAATGGAATGGAATGGAATGGAATGGAATCGCGAGCGGCAGCGTAGCGGAATCACTCACCACCACCACCCGACATAAAATTGTGTAACATAACACCGTCGTTTGTATTTTTTACATCACCAGTTAATATTGCGTCTTCATACATACGGCGAAGAACGTCAGGTGGCGCATTAGAACCAATCTTCAAAAGGTGATGGTCGTATAAATATTTTCGAATTTCACCTATTGTTTTCTGCTTAAGTGTTAAATGTTGACTTTGAATATGCCGTTGTGTCTGTTTATTTTTTAATAACACACCGACAACATCATCATGTTTACCGATGCGGTAACGTTTTTTATGTGTCTTACGAATTTTAACGCGCATTCCGGCGATTTGTGAAGGGTCAATATCACCGGTGCTACCACTCACAGCCCCGCCACTCCCTCCACTCACAGCCCCGCCACTCCCCCCGCTCATCGCACCGCCACTCGCACCGCCGTCGTGGGGGGGCGGAACCCCCGGCGGAACCCCCGGCGGACCCCCCCCTAGTATCTTACTCGCCCATTCTCGAAATGTCGGTTTTTTTCCATTTTTTAAACATCCATGAGGCGGTTCTTCTTTAATAAAAATAGAAGGAAGATAATCTTCTGGATTTTGAGGGATATGTAGTGCCGGTTCTTTTGATATCTCGGTAACGCTACTTTCTATATTATCTGTCTTTGTTTCAGGTGTTGCCGCAGCAACCGTATTATTATACATATTGGCTAAATCTGTTATTTTAGGAGGAGTTTCAGGTAATATCAACGGTGCCGGCGTTTCAGACATGGTCGGCATCGGCATCGGCATCGGCATCGGCATCGGCATCGGCCCTAACGAAATACTCGGCGCGGATACCGAAGAAGTGATAGAATTCATATTTGTTTGTTGGTCAGGAAGCAACGTCGGAACCACCGGTAATCCAAGCAAACCGGTATTTGTTAATATTTCACCGTTATGTAATGTTTCAGCAACTTTATTCAACATCTGAGATTCAGGTGTTTGTATATTATTATTCGCGGCACTCAACGATCGTTTTTGTGTTTGTTGTCGTCGTTTTAATGCTAGTTTACGAAGAAAGTCGATCGATTGCGAAAAGTTATCATTTTTTATAGTGGTATTTCCTCCTCCAACTTCCGCGAAGGGCGGTTCATGTTTGGTGGCGGTATCTGACCTATCCGTTTCTTCTCTAGATCGTTCGCGTGTTCGCTGGTGTTGTTTAATCCGTTCAAGTAATGTTTTTTTAAGTGTGCTGGGCTGAACAATCGAACTCGGTCTTATTTTACGTTCACCACTGCCGTGATTAGATCTCTTACTCGATTTTCTTTTGGATGAACTTCCACCTCCACCGCCTAATAATGAATTCGAATCAATCGTAATACTTTTTTTTTCACTCATACGTTTTACTTTGATTACAATACGGCAATTATGTACGACAATTATATGTCTTATATAATATAACTTATAAGATACTACGAGTATATATTTATAAATATAACGTCTTCATATAAGGTCCTCCACCACCTTTTTCTTTTCTTTCACTTACTTCCGGATTTTCAATAAATAATTTGAAACCATTCTCTAAATCTGCGAATGTTACTATTTTTTTCTCCGACGTTGGCAGACAAAATACACGACGACTATGTGCGATCTTTGTTTTTGTAAATAATGTCTCCATGTCACGACCGTATGTAGTAAAATAGTCCATCCTTGAAGCAAACCATGACTCGGGTATCACGTCTGCCTCGGCCTCTGCCTCTGCCTCTGCCTCTGCCTCTGCCTCTGCCTCTGCCTCTGCCTCTTTTTTCGCGGCTTTGATCGCAAGACTCCACCCATAATCACGCACTTGTTTCGCGTAAATTGACTTTAATTCGCACGGTTTATACGCGTCTAACTTGAACCGCCATGTAAACCGTGAATTCAACCCTTCGTTTAGACTGAAAAAACAGTCGTTGAGTTCTTTTTCATAACCAGCGATAATCACCATCCAGTTATGCTTATGTTCACTCAACGCCTCACATAACGTATCTACACATTCTTTCGCAAAACTGTCGCGTTTTTCGGAATTACCCAACGAATATGCTTCGTCGATAAACAATACACCGCCAAGTGATGCCTTAATCATATCTTTCGTTTTGATCGCTGTTTGCCCTAAATATCCGGCAACAAGATCATTACGACTGACTTTTTTGAATATTTTCTTGTTCAAGATTCCGAGATTACTGAAAATACGGCCGATGATTTTAGCCACTTCGGTTTTGCCTGAACCAGGCGGGCCATAGATTACCGTATGCATAAAATCCCCCTTGGTGGGTAATGCGAAGTCGTCAGTATTGGCTCCGTTACCATACGTATTCGACCATGAAGTTTTTTTTGTATTAAACGGAAACGCGTTGGATGTAAACGGGACCGATGATACAGACGCAGCATCTGTCGCCGTATTCGAAAAATTGGACGAAGATCCTGGAAATGACGGCGCGAAAGGGTTAAATATCGTAGAATTCGGCTTGTTTTCTATTTTTTCTTCGATCGGCTTCTTTTTCGTTTCTGGTATATGAAGATCCTGTAAATAATAAAGAATTTGATCAACGATCGTTCGTTTGATTGTTTCCATCCCAACCATATTTGACAAATCAGTCAACGGTTCGCGAATCGCATGTATTGCTGACATATTAATATTGTATTTCTTATCTTCTGCTAATGGATACTTGTCACAAAGAGCAATAAGATCGTTGATGTGATCGATTTTTTCGCATATGTTAATTGTTTCAATATGTTCAGGTTGTGAAGGAGATGTGGCTGCGTTATTTGGGCTAAACCCTGTAGATGAATGCGGTCCTCCTACGCCTCCGTCTGTTTTTGCTTCTACCATTTTAATAGGAAATATAGACGTCCATAATGTAGGAAATGGTGTTGAAAATAATGAATTGGATGGAACAAATGGATTAAATGTCATATTCATGAATGGATTAATTTGCGTTGTTCCTTGCTGCTGCTGCTGCTGCTGCGGTCCTTGTGTTGATGTCGATGTCGATGTCGATGTCGATGTCGATTTATTTGTTTCAGAAGCAGGCACAGGCACAGGCGCAGGAGTAAAGTTGAAAATACCTTTATCATCAATATATGAATAGGGTGTGTTTGTTTTATGAAAATATTCATGTAATTGTTGTTCCATTTTATTCACCTGCTTAGTATTTTCTGCTCGATCCTTTTCATACTGCTTCAATAATTCTTGACGCATGTCAACATTCTTAGGGGGTGATTGCGTAGTTGATTGATTTGCCTTTTTATGAGAGATTGAATTGTTTATTACAGAAGAAGGGTCCGATTCGTTTTGCCGAGATGAATGATACCAACGGCGCTTTCTTCGAGGTTTATTGTTATTGTTATTGTTATTGTTATTGTTATTGTTATTGTTATTGTTATTGTTATTGTTAGATGGCGTGTTCGTAGTATTCATGATAATATATCGTAAGATACAAGCACTTTGAGACGTTTTATCAGTCTCCCGTTAGTGTAATATAATAATCACAGAACGGTTTATATCGATTTATGTATTCACAAATAGAAATATCATTTGAAAACAACATAAAAATAAATTGAAAATAGAATATAGCTTACCCTCATATATAACAAGGAGGGTAAATTCAACACATTATTGTTATTACAAATGCCAAAACTTATTCGTAAGCCGAAACAGACTGTCGAACCAGAAAAGGAAATAATTACGGTCAATAACAATAATGACGACGACGCCGCCGTCGACGTCGAGCACCAGCAAATACAGCAAAAATATGAAGAATTGAATCCGAGATATGCGAAAGATACACAATTTTCAGAAGAAACACGCAAACAACAAGACGATATCTTTCTCCAAGAAAAAATAAGAAGTAGAATAGGAAACTATATCGAGGAACCATGGACGATTATTGGTTCCTATTTCGAAGGCAAACATCTGGAACAACTCGTTCGCCATCAGATCGAGTCGTATAACGATATGATTAACGTTCAATTGAAACGAACGGTGGATATGTTCAATCCGGTGAAAATTGCTTCCGATCAAGATTACGATAAAACAACCCGAAAATACCGTCTGGAAGTAGAAGTTACTTTTACAAATTTGTATCTGTCACGTCCGCAAATTCACGAAAATACTGGTGCGACTAAAATACTCTTTCCTCAAGAGGCACGCTTACGTAATTTCACATATGCGTCGATGATGACGGTTGATATGAATGTGAAATATATCGTTCGCGGTTCAAACATAACAACGACAGAGAACAGCGGAAGCGGAAGCGGAAGCGGCGGCGGCGAGCCCATCGCGATCCATCACAAAGTGTTCCCAAAAATTCAGATCGGGAAGATGCCGATCATGTTGAAATCATGTATATGTGTCCTCACACAGCACGGTCACCTTGATCATAATGTTACGGGAGAATGCCCATATGACGCTGGCGGCTACTTCATTATCAACGGAAGCGAAAAAACGGTCCTTGGTCAGGAGCGCGCAGCTGAAAATAAGGTCCTCTGTTATAACGTCTCGAAAAACAATAACAAATGGCGATATATTGCCGAGATCAAATCTATTCCGGATTCGAAATGTATTTCACCGAAACAAATCAATATGATGGTTGTCGCAAAACAAAACGGATTTGGACATCCGCTCGTCATTCAAATACCCCGAATGAAACAACCTATATCTTTGTTCATCGTATTTCGCGCACTAGGTGTATTATCTGATCGCGAGATATGCGAATACATCGTGTATAATATTGTTGAAAATCCAACAGATCAAGATGGCACAGAGAAAGGCACATCCGCGATTAGCGCGAAATTATTGGAGGCACTTCAAGCATCGATCATCGACGCAAATGGTATTATGACACAAGAAGACGCGATACGATACTTTACGTCGCAGGTTATCTTTACACCGATCAATATGGATAAGGAAACTGGTGCGACGAAGAAACGTGAATTCGCACAGGAAGTTCTCCATAACGACCTCTTTCCCCACTGCAATACCGACAAGCAACGAATCTTCTTCCTCGGATATATGGCGCATAAACTATTGTGCGCATTCTTTGAAATCAGCAAACAGGACGACCGCGATTCTTACTTAAATAAGCGTGTGGATCTTACTGGATCACTTTTGAACAATCTATTTCGAAATTACTTCAACAAGCTTGTCAAAGATATGTCAAAACAAGTCGTCCGTGAAATCAATACCGGTTCATGGCGGTCAACCGAAGATTACTTGGGTATTATCAACGACACCAATATGTATAAAATCATTAAATCGACGACAATCGAGAATGGACTGAAACGCGCATTATCCACGGGTGATTTCGGAATCAAGAGTATGACGAGCGCTAAGGTTGGTGTTGCGCAGGTGTTGAATCGTCTAACATATTCATCAAGTCTGAGTCATCTTCGTCGGTTGAATACACCTATCGACAAAAGCGGAAAACTCGTCCCCCCGCGTAAGCTACATAATACGTCATGGGGGTTTCTTTGCCCGGCTGAGACACCGGAAGGTGGAAGTATCGGTGTCGTGAAAAACATCAGTTATCTTAGTCATGTGACGATTCACAGTAATCCGGCGTCGCTTCATGCGTATATCGACGACTATATCGAGCGCGTGGAAACGTTGACTCCACGGCAAACCTTTCGTCAGGTGAAAGTATTTGTAAACGGAATATGGGTAGGTATTACGCGTGATCCGATGAGACTCTACAAAGAGTTCAAGCTTATGAAATGGCGTGGAATTATCAATATTTATACATCGGTTGTATTTGATTATCCGAATGCCGAAATTCGGATATGTAATGACGCGGGTCGGATGATGCGGCCGTTGTTGTTGGTGAATCCTGAAACAAATGATCTCTATATTACGCGTGATATGATACAGAGGGTTGCGGCGCATGAGATAGGTTGGGATGACCTACTGACGCATATTGCGAGCGAATGCGAGCACAGCAGTAGCGAGAACAGCGAATGCGAGCACAGCGGCGGTCCCGAGGCCAACGCACATGGTGTTATCGAATATATCGACCCGGATGAACAGGCGTTTAGTATGATTGCGATGCGTCCGCATCATTTATATCGGAATGAAACGGATACCACGAACCCGTATATGTATAAGTATTCACACTGCGAGATTCATCCGAGCACGATTTTCGGGGTTTTGGCTTCATGTATTCCATTTCCAGAGCACAATCAGGCACCTAGGAATACGTATCAGTGTGCCATGGGTAAGCAAGCCATCGGCATCTACGTGACCAACTACCAGCGCCGCATGGACAAGACTGCGTATGTTCTTACTTACCCGCACCGCCCCCTCGTGGATACCCGCCTCATGCAAATGATTCAACTTGCGGAAATCCCTTCGGGCGCACCTCTCATCGTCGCAATCATGTCCTATACTGGCTACAATCAGGAAGATTCAGTCCTCGTAAATCAGGGGGCGATCGACCGCGGAATGTTCTCTGCGACAATCTACCATACAGAGAAAGACGAGGACAAGAAGATCAACGGGGATGAAGAGATCCGATGCCACCCCGATGCTTCCAAGACGAAGGGTATGAAGTTCGGCAATTACGACAAACTGAATCAACGCGGAGTCATGCCCGCAAATACCTTTATCGAAAACCGTGATATTATCATGGGTAAGGTGATTCCGATCAAAGACAACCGAAACGACCCCACCAAACTCGTGAAATATGAGGACATCAGCCGCGTGTATCACACATCAGAGGAATGTTATGTGGATAAGAGCTATATTGACAGCAACGGTGAAGGATATTGCTTCTGTAAGGTTCGCGTCCGCGCATTTCGCAAACCGGTGATTGGCGACAAGGTGAGCAGTCGTATGGGACAGAAAGGCACGATCGGTAATATTATTCCGGAGCGAGACATGCCATTCACCAAAGACGGGATTCGCCCAGATATCATTATCAATCCACATGCGATTCCATCACGTATGACGATCGGGCAGCTGAAGGAGACCCTTCTCGGTAAAGTTCTCGTGAATTTAGGGTTGTTTGGTGATGGAACATCATTTGGTGAGTATGACATCAAGGATATTAGCAAGGAACTTTTGAAGGTAGGATTCGAAATGAACGGCAACGAGCTTCTTTACAACGGACTTACCGGCGAACAAATTAAATCGGACATCTTCATCGGACCTGTATTTTACCAACGACTGAAACATATGGTGAATGACAAGCAACATAGTCGTTCGATTGGACCGATGGTGAATTTCACGCACCAGCCCGCGGAAGGTCGTAGTCGTGATGGTGGTTTGCGTTTTGGTGAAATGGAGCGTGATGCGATGGTTGGGCATGGTGCTTCGCGATTTACCAAGGGACGTATGTATGACTGTTCTGATAAATACGAGGTTCATGTATGCCGGAAATGCGGGATTATCGCGTCATATAATGATGAGCGTAGTATACACTTTTGTAAAACATGCGACAATCGGTCAGACTTTGCGTTGGTTCAAATACCTTATGCGTGTAAGTTACTGTTTCAGGAGCTGGCGACGATGAATGTGGCGCCGAGGATCATGACGTAATTGTCGCTTCATCGCTCGGCCACTTCTGCTATCTAGTTTAGGATATAATAGTAATAATAGTAATAATAAGTAAATAAACATTTTTTATCTATTCTATTCATATTACCGAATTTGAATACTATGGATTTTTCATCGTCGTCGTCGATCGCTCATGCTCACGCCGCCGCCCCGGCTCTGTCATTTGCCGACGCTCCTCACGCAAAGGTTGCGCCTATCGTAGTCGCTGGTGCCGCTTTTGTAGGAAAAACGATCGCTGGTGGAGTGATCGGCGGTGCCGCATCATGGGGCGTGAATCGCGCCCTTGACAACCGTTTTCCCGCCAAAAAATAACTTCTCAAACAAACCACCTTAGATAGATGAAACAAAGATATATTTTATAATTTTATAACTTATAATATATAATACAATCACATGAATTTTACTTTAGGAGGCAACTTGAAAGGCATTTCCCCCAAACCAGTTTCAAATGGAACGCTCAAAGGAAGTTCTGAATTAGAGACGATGCGTTTTACTCTTCGTAAGGCGTGGAACGGCGCAGCCGCCGGTGAGAAATTGGGTGGTCGTGCTCCTGCCGCGACTCCGTTTCGCGTCGTGAATAATGCCGGCGACTATCTTTCTCGTCAATACTATACTTCTGGTGGTTCGAATCAGGTTACATCCGCGAGGCAAAGTATAACTTCTGGTTGGCGCGGTTTGGCGGGCGGTGTTCATGTTCAGGCCGATGGCACCGGCATCCCTTCCGCCACTTGTAACACAAAATTCGTTTATGACGGTTCGGATTACACCCGTTTTCGCAAGCAGATGGCGATGAACCGCAACTATAACGATGCTGGGTTTGGTGGGGCGAATAACGCCGCACAGTCAGCCATCCGTGCGATCCGCCGTTAATACCGGCACTACGAATACGATTAATACGATTATGATAAGACCGTTGCGTGTGCGTGGTTTTATCATAAATAATAAAATAAATAATATAGCCTTCAGCGGAATTTAGGCGGAACAACATATCCTTGGGCCCTCGCGCGTGAAAGTGCCTCGCGGACATCATTTACATTCGGTGCTTTGAATTGTATATTTTCCGTTTCTTTGACACGCAACGAGCTTTTACCGATGGCCTGAAGTTTAAGGCGTTCCATCCGCGACGACGCATCATGACGATTATAAATCAGTTTTTGTTTTGTGATTTGAGCTGCGTTGGCGGTATCGGTGATCCGCGGGTAGTATGTCCGCATATATGCCGCACGATTGCTAGAGAATGTCGAGTCGTCGGCGGATGGATAAAACTTTTGCGGCATCGCTCCGGTTTGTAACGTGAGGACAGGCAGCATCGCTTTATAAACAAGGCCGAGACGTCGGACATATAATACCATTTTTAGGCCACCACCACTAACAGTAGAAAGAGTTACTCCTTTATTATTAGCAACATTCTGCCATATATTTACATTCGGGTCGGCGTATGTTAAAACAGTCGTTCCATTTATCATAACAGTCCATGTATTGGCTGCGTTCTTGTTATAAATAATCCGAACTGGATACCACGTGTTTTCACCAGTTCCTCTTGGACCGGGTGCGGTGGTGCTTTTTAGAACCGCAGCTCCGCTCGTATTTAATATATACACGCCCTGTCCAGATAATCCGTTATTCGTATAACCATCCCAGAAATTAAAGAAAATTGACAGTGTCATTGTGCTTCCAAAACGGATTTGATAATTGTCACCGCCAACACCTGCGGTTGCCGTCCAATAAATCTCGGTATTGAATTCAAACGAAGTGAGTTCACTGTTGATTAGGAAGTCAGAATATGTAATAGCTCCTGTGCTGCTTGTTTCTCCATTAATAAGTCGAAGTTGGACATTCGGGTCGGTTCCGGTGAATGGAACAGCCGCCGCAGTTCCGCTTTTCGTGACTTTGTTATACCAATTCGACACATTTAGACTTTCAAATGTCTTTTCGATAAGTGACATATGATAATATGAATATTTATGAAAATTTACGATGGATACTATTATTTAATGTATAGATAATAGTCCTAAATGAATGGTTCCGTTCCGTTCCGTTCCGTTCCGTTCCGTTCCGTTTCATTTCATTTCATTTCATTTCATTTAGGAATAAGTTTTTTTTATTAAATTATTGTATAACGCAAACTTTTATAAATGTTGAACAAGTATCTTGTTGAATTCATCGGAAGTGTCTTCTTCCTTTATGTCATCATCGCCACCGGCAACGCTATCGCAATCGGTGCTGCGTTGGCCATCGCTATTATGCTTGGTGGTCACATCTCCGGCGGTCACTTCAACTCCGCCGTGACTGTCATGATGGCCGCTGCCGGAAAGATCCCTATGTCCGATGTTGTTCCTTACATCCTTGCCCAGATTGCCGGTGGTCTCGTCGCTCTTGAGCTCCATAAGCGCATCAAGTTTTAAATTCTTGAATGAAAGAAAGTCAAGTGTATAATTCGATAATATAGTAATATGATACAAAATTATATCATATTATATTAGAAGCGTATCCATGTCAAGTATATCTAGCATTACACAGCAATATGCGAAACAGCAACAAATGAAAAAAGCGCAAAAAGGTGGTGCCATGTTTGATTTTTTGAAAGGTGATGATGACTCTAAAAAAGCAGAAGCATCGGCTGAAACTTCTTCAACAGCGGTTCCACAACCTACAGAAGAAAAGGGGGCAATTGATAAACTTAAGGAAACATTAGGAATTGGAACACCGACGACACCGGCGGCTCCTGACACCAAAGACGAAGTACAAAATGAAGGAACCGAAGAGAAACCCGGTTTATTAAGTGGTATATTTGGAACTGGAGAATCAAAAAAAGATGATGAAGGCGAAGACAGAAGCGAAGCAAGCGAAGACGGAAGCGAAGCAAGCGAAGCAAGCGAAGACGGAAGCGAAGCAAGCGAAGCAAGCGAAGCAAGCGAAGACGGAAGTGACGATAACGATGATGATTTTGATATGATATCTCAAAAGATGAATGCCCTTCGTGAAAAATATGAGAAACTAAAATCAGACCATAATGCTATGAAAAATAAAATGGAATCCGAAAAGGCAGAAGAAAAGAAGGCGGATAATCAGAAAGTATCTACATTAATTGCGGCATTTACAGCTTCTCAGGGCGCCTTAACCGCATTTAAAGAAGCTCTGATCGATCATTTGAAAAATAACAACTATCCACTAGATGGACTAGAATTGGATACAAGTTCATTTAATCAAGCTCCTGCTGCTGCTGCTGCTCCTGAAGAAGAGGCACCTTCTGCTGCTCCTGAAGAAGAGGCACCTTCTGCTGCTCCTGAAGAAGAGGCACCTGCTGCTGCTCCTGAAGAAGAGGCACCTTCTGCTGCTCCTGAAGAAGAGGCACCTGCTGCTGCTCCTGAAGAAGAGGCACCTGCTGCTGCTCCTGAAGAAGAGGCACCTGCTGCTGAAGTTGTTGATAATGAACAACAAAATTCGGAACCTTCAGAAGATGTAAATGAAAATACTGAGACATCTATGTTAGAATCCGGCTCAAAGTCACCGGATAATCAAAATGAAGGAGATCAAACTGTGTCTTCAGCGTTACCTGAAATACCAGTAAATGAAGTTCCTGAAAATAGTGTTGATGATAATACTTCAGCCGCCCCCGTATCCGACTCTACGTCTATTAATGGCGGACGTAGTCATTATGTTCATTCAACGAATAAAAAAGCAACAACACACCGCCATCATAAGCGTCGTAATCGCCATCAAACGTTACGTGGATACAAAAAATAAATTCATGAATACATTATGTATAAAATATCGTATTCATGAATTCTCATTTTCTTCTCTTATACAGCATTCTATAAAATACATACAATAGTATCGCCGTAATTCCATAATAATATATTTGTGACATCGTATCTCCTCGAATCGTTGAAAGGTCTTCATTTTCGAATTCTTCTTCGCTATTACCACCGCCGATACGTTCCATCAAAGAAGATAGTTGATTTGATAGTTTATTATACAATAACGACGAATGATTTTCTTCACTATCGGCGTCGTTGGAACTCGATGTCGAAATCGGTTCTTTATAAAATGAAGATACGTTAGCGTTATGCTGTTCAATTACTTCTCGTGCGTTTATCGAGGTCGACTCCACCGACGCCGCATGTCTCTCAAATGTATCGAATTTCAATTCGGTCATCGGTGATATATTATAACTTAAAGGGCTACGATGGGTTTGATGATATGCGACACCAGAAGATCCGGCTAAATTGCCAATTATGTTAACTCCCGTGTTATATATATCACTCGGTTTTTCTTTTGTTGATGATTCCTGTTTTAATTTATGAAATCCATCGCTTCTAACCTGACACGAGTTCCCTGACGCAGGGTTATAACGACCTGGAAAGCTACATGGATTAAGTTGAGCCATGTCTATCATCGCGATATGGCGTGTTTCACTACTTTTCGCATTATTATTATCCACCGTTTCTAATGTTATCTTGGCACAATCTGGATATGTTCCTGCGGTAAACCCATTAAATAATTGGACTGGATTTAATGCCCCTAGATTTCCGAGCGCACCGGGAATAAGACCTCGAAGCGACTGAAACCCGCGTCCATCGGCTCCGCTTGAAATAAATGGCACCGAACCATCAGGTATATTATTTACATAAATCCATCGTTCGACTTGTTTTTTCGCTTGTCCACGTTCTTCATCGCGCTTTGCCTTTTGTTCGTTGAGTGCGTTTTTCAGTTTTGTAGCCTCATCTTCTGTAATCTCTTTCGCACCTAATTTATTGTCTACTTCTTGATATGCCTTCTCCCATGCGGCGTCTTCGTCTTGCTCTTTCTTCCATTTTTCGACTGTTGTTTCACTACATTTTCCGGTGGTTTTTAGAAAGAATTTATTACCGAGAGGTTTTCCAGTTACACTTGCGTTTCCGGTTCCTGATATAAGCACTTCAACATATGATAAAAGGCCATCTACATTCGTCGCAAGTGCGCCGAGAGAGAATCCGGGCGACATGCCCATTTCATCGGGTTGTTTAATACTTTTCCAATAATCATAGGACGGTCCTAATAATGATGACATACTACTACTACTACTACGTTATCATTAGATTATTATATTTACTTGTCCACCTGGTGAAAGTGATTTATTCAAATCTTCTATTTGTTTTCCTAATTCCTCTATTTTTTTAGACGTTTGTTTAATTTCATCGGTTTGATCTTTCACCGCATTCACATATTTCGAGAGATCGTTTATTTTTCCTTTAAGTTCAACATATTGTGAGCAGTCAGTAGCGCAAGGTGTTTTCTTTTTTTTTTCGGCACTTTCGGTATCAGCACTGATAAATTCGCCTGATTTCGTGGTTGCTTTTCCGTCTTTCGTCGTCGTCGTCATGCCCTCGATTGCTTCTCGAAAAATAGCCGCTTCTGTATTTCGATATTTATAATCATAACCAAAAATAACGTCATCGTCGTAGCGCATGCCTGATAATTTATCTCTTAATTGAGTGACCGGAATAAATAAGTGTCGCCAGAATGAATGGCCTAGCAATTTATCATGATTGAATAACATCAAAATAACAAACCCAGATATAGCAAGTAGAAATGCGATAATAAATCCTTTATATTTCACGATTGGGTGAGTTTCTTTATCATTTATGAATTGTGATACATTTGACCTAAATACTTCGTTTAACATGGTTCCATCATCATCAAGATGAATAAACGATTTATGAATCATAAACTCCTTACTATTTCGTATTATTTTATTACTTTGACTTTTCTATTAATTTTTGGACACTTTTCTGCATATTTTCGATGGTCTTATGTTGTTTCTTGATCGTTTCGTCGTTTTCTTTGATTTGTTTTTGAAGTTTAGCGGCGTTTTCGATTAATCCGGTTAGTTTGGTTCGTAAAGATTCAACTGCTGAACAGTCTTTGGGACAATCTTCGCTGTCTGCGCCACTACCACCATCGTCCTTCGCGTCCTTCGCGTCCTTCGCGTCCTTCGCGTCTTTTTTTTTATCGCCTTTGTTTTCCATGCCTTCACGTTCACGGTTCTTCCCGCGCATATTCTCTCGAACATTTAGATATACATCTCGGACAACGTTACGAAGTGTAATATCTAATATTGCGATGACGACGCCAATCAAGAGTAAGATCGTAAAGTTCGAGAGATTTTTGGTATAGAATTGAATATATTCGAACATTAATTATATTATATTATAATAACTAAATTATACTATCTACTTGATATATACGAATACATAAAATGAGCAAGAATTTTGTTTCATGGCCGCTTAATTTTAGAACGATGAAGGTGGCGATCCGTTCGACGAAGCAATCGACGACTCGAAGTGTGTATCCAGGTTTTACTCGACCCGCCGAGAACGGCCCCTCTACTGAAGGCAACCCCCTGAATGATTTTGGTCGTGATACCAAATGCTGTGAGTTCCCTCAGACCAAGAATGTCATCAAGCGTTCCGTTTTTCGCCCGCGACCAATTAAGCACTGGCGTAAAAGTCTGATGCCGTCTTCGACAAATAAATCTCGCCCCACAATCGGCTTCATCGACCGTCCTGGCGGTATTGTATTCCGTGGAACAGCATGTGGTTGTGACACCCGTGTCGCCTCCAAACAAAACTATGTCACCGAAGATATTCCGCGCCCATTCTTGCGCGAGTGTATGCCTGATGAACTTATACAGAATCCCGGTTATAAACAAGTGGGTGTTCCAGGTCAGCCCGGTTCGTATCAAATCAATACCGGTATTTATGAAACCAAGAATCTCTCGTTCAACCCGAAAAAACGTATCATTCGCAGCGGAAATACAAATGTGAGCCGCGCGTATCATACCAGCACAGCTTCCTACCTTCAAGCACGATGCCGCACCTATCAACAACAACAGACATTTTCGAAGATGTCGGGCACACCGAATCAGTATGTTCTTCCTGATGGAACCCCCGCCAACCCCAGCGATTCGAATACTGGTTCACAGGTTTATTATTCAACGAATTGCGGGAATGCGGAGAGAATTTATCCCGATGCGGCCGACCGTGCCAAATGCCGCACAACTGTTATTCATAAGCCGAATAATGCGAAATATGGGGTTCAAGGTGCGGTAAGTGCCGGCACGCGTCTCGAGAGATTGAAATTGGAGACGATCACGAAGAATGGTGCGTCGTTCAAGACCGCGTATGGTGTTGCGGCTGGAAATGCCGGCCAGTATCATGGCGACTCGATGGGCGCGCCTTACTTCATCAAGAGCAAGATATTCAAACCCGACTGTAATTTATATAACCGGGCTGTTAAGAGGCCTCACTTGAAGTGCTAATATATTCTCACCAATATATAACCGGAGTATAACTATAGTAGTATATAACAGTAATATATTGGTGTAATGACACATACAAAAAAATACAGGCATACTCAACATCCCCGTCATCCCATAACCCAACGCAAACGAGACAGAGCACTCCGTGCCGACAACTTTTATTTATGGGCGAATCAGAAGTGGTTGAGAGAAGTCCCGAAGACCTTGCCGAGAGAATTGAAATACATCCGCCCTTTAGACAATTTTAAATTAATTCAGGATGAGATGTTCAAAAATACGATCGCGATGATACGTGACTACACCCGCTCGAACTCGAATACCGCGGTTGCGCGGCAAATGAAAAACGTATACGCGTCATTTCGCGATCTACATCCTGAACCCATCCTCGCACATATCGCAGATTTTTGTAAATTATACAAGGACCTCGTATGCGAAAACAACTTGTATAAATTTCTGGGTGTAATGAACCAGAATGAAATGGTGAAATGGGCACTTCCGATTGTTTGGAACGTATATCCTGACGAATACACTCCGGGTAAATTATCGGCACATGTTGGGACACCGTCGCTTTCATTATATGATTATCGGTTTTATCTCGCGGATAGCATCATCGAAAAACAGATGCGTGGGGTTCGTTTGAATGTTAGCACGACTAGGGTGATACGTCAAAACCAAGAAGGTGGTGCCATAAGTGCCGCCAGTAGCGACGACACTGACGCTAGCCCCGAAATGAAAACCGTGGAATATTTAAAATACAAAAAACGAATAACGAATGCGTTTCTACGTTTTATCGATGATGTTTTCACAAAATGCTTGGGGCGAGATTATGAAACCACCCACAATATTAAGGTAAGTGATGTCTATGACATCGAGTGTAAAATACTCACATGTATGAATAACTTAGACTGTCGTTTCGATGAAAGTTACGCGAATATCTATGATTCAAAGAAACAATCGGATAAACCACCACATCTCTCGTATCCCCACGCGAAAATCACGAGACACCGTAATTGTGAATGCGAAAGCGAGAGTGGAAGTGGATGCGGCGGTGATGCCGACGTGAAAGAACGTCTGAAACTTCCTCATTACAAACATAATATACGCGGTGCTACACGAATTCTCTCGCAAGATGCGATGTCTCTCGTCGGTCTCGATTGGCCAGAGATGGCGAAATGGATCGGGTATGGTGAACGGTCGTCGTCGTCGTCATCGAGCATTCCGCCCTATTTCATCGCAAATCAAGTCGGCTATCTCTCGTCCGTCATGGATCTCCTCAAAAAAGAATGGGCATCCGACGCATGGAAGAGTTACTGGTATTTCATGTATTTACGCCAACTCATATGTTTCCACGACAAATGGCGAGAGATTTACCTCGATTTCAACGATACCCTCATTCGCGGCAAAGATACGCACTTTCCGAGAGAATATTTCCCGATTATTGGAATGGCATACACTTTCCCGAAGACGATGACCGAAGAATTCTCTCGGCGATATAAAAACGAAGAAATGATTTCGAAGGTTCGAGAGATTGGAAACACAATCCTGGATTGTTATAAGGCGCGTATCATGCGGAATACATGGATGTCGGCAACTACGAAGAAAGGTGCGATGAAAAAACTCAACACGATAAAACTTCGTATTGGTGAGGCAAATCTCTCGGCACCTGATCCTACAAACCTGGATTATGATCCGAAAGACGCCTGGGGTAATCTACTCAAACGAAGCATCCAGCGAACGAAGTATATCGCGAAGCATCACCATATTTCATCCGGTGATTCAAAATTATCATCAGAAGACCTCGATATCATGAACTGGGGCACGATGAAATTCGTCGGTTTTCAATCATTCGTCGTGAACGCGTATTACACACCGAACTCGAACAGTATTTATATCCCGACTGCGTATATGCATAGTATGAATGTTCAGTTTGGACGCGGTTATGAATACGACCTCGCGTCGGTCGGTTTTACATTCGGGCATGAAATCTCTCATGCTCTTCATGTGAATTCGCGCATCTACAATCATAAAGGCATCATTAAAAACTGGTGGTCCAAGGATGACACCGCGACATACGAACGTAAAATCGCCGCAATCCGCCGTCAGTATGAAGAAATCTCTCGGAAAGATGGATTCGTAATCGACGGAAATCTCTCGTTATCCGAAAATTTAGCGGATGTAACAGGTATCGCTGTATGCGAAGATGCGCTTAATAAATATCATCGGCATTTATACGACGATGTGAATGACATTACGAGAGATGAACATGTGCGCGAGAGCTCGTTTCTGAATTTTTATACATATTACGCGATCCAAAATCGTCAATATGCGAATTTCCGAGAGATTCTTGTCCAAGTCCTGACAAATCCACATTTGAACCTGAAGATACGAACGAATGTTCCGCTTATGCGGAGTAAGACCTTTCATGATGTCATTGGAATTAAGAAAAGCGATAAGATGTATAATGACGATTTTGACGTGGTATTTTAGGCGGGCACCAACGGCAATAAAATAGGTATAAAAAATCTAGTTTATTGTATCTTATTGTAATAAATGGGCGCAAATATATCGATGGATACAAGAGCAACGATTGTCGAAGACGCGAGTTTGTCGCCTTTGTTACTACCGATGCTCACACCACCGCCAACGATTCATGCGCCAAAGTCATTTGAAGATAACTGGCGCACAGAATCCGTTCTTATACCAGAAGACATGACAGATATTCATATAGAGGCTAATGCACTCGCAGGAGATAAAGAAATACAGAGCACAGAACCATCCGCGGAGAATACATCTTCTTATGGAAAAGGCAAGCACTGGAAGCGAAACATGAAAAAAAAGCAAAACATACAAGAAGCCAGCGGAGGCGCAGGCGCAGGCACGATCCCGATTCAAACCGAGCGCACCGTCGAACAACGCCGCGAACAGGTGCGACCCATCATCGATAAACTCACCGAACTACAGATGAATATTTCTTATCCAGCGATTCGTGAGTTATACAAACAGTTAAATCAATTCGTGAAAACGGGCGAGGATGCGAAAATCAAGATCGCGTTTCCGGAATTCTCTCGTAAAATCAAGGGCGAATTAACCAACGCAACACATAAACAGTGTTGGGTGAAGCTGGAGATGGAGTGATTGTTCATGTAAAAATTTACAATATAATAATCAATATGTTTTTTATTCAGTATTATATATACGAATGCCAATGAAAGGTTATTGTAACCGCCAAAATGGTGGGACAAAAATTAGCAAACGAATTTTTGCCTTTACGAGTAAATCTACGGATTGGAAACCAATTACTGATTATAAAACAATTTCATTGTCATTTCTAAATAACTTTGTATCAATAAAAAAAGTGTCTTCTGAATCGCTGTGTTCTATGATATTGGTAGGCAGATTAAACCCTGACGGTGATGTTAAAATAAGAAGTCAAATATATAGTGCTGATGGAACACAATTTTCTTCAGAACGTAGGGCTGATAGACCACGTTTTGTAAATGATGGTCTAGAACAACAACATGTTTGTATGAAAATTTCACTTGTTAAAACCAAACAATCTACAGTTGAACGTGTGGAATGGAATGAATCATCAACAAAAAAAATAAGAAAGGTAGTTACTACTGTAGACGAAGCAGATAAAGAACTAGAACGACAAAAAGAGATGTATTCAGACCTATTATGTGGGAGAGATGCGTTCGATGTCATTCCAGATGGAATTTCATCATATGTTATTACACCAAAAATGTTTAATGGATACGTAGCTAGAATTAAAATCGCTTCACAAACATTTGATGATGAAACAAAAAAAGTTCTTGATTGGATTATAAATAGCGCCCAAACTTATAACTTAGACATTCATATCGCATTTATGGATTATCTTGAAGGATTTACTACACTATCAAAATTTTTTAAAGACAATACAGACCCAGGTGTACAAGAGACAATTTCATACAAAGCAGCTGCTGTTGTATTGCAGTTATTATTAAAAAGTATAACAGCATCGTGGGACATGCATTCTGGTAATATACTGACCGATGGAACTGATGTAAAACTTATTGATTTTGGACGAACATATCATTTTATTAATAGGGACGATAAAAACGAGATAGAAGAATGTCTTAATGATTTATTTCAGCAAAGAGGTCATGATGATGGACTTTTACATTTTTTTAATATAGCCGATCTTACAATAGATTTAGAAGATCAATTTGATAGTAATTATGAGCGGTTATTGAAAGACTTCCCGTATAACAAATACATTTTTTCATCATTTTCGCAAAATGATAAACGTAAACAAATATATGAAACACTTATATTTCTTGCGTTTATTGATGGTATGACAAAAAAAATCATTTATGATTCAGATGGGTTTCAGTCTTCATCAATTATGACACGCGTTTTTCATAATGAAACTGCTTTTCAAACCCTAGACCAATTCTTGAAATATTTTACTTTAGATTACGACGTGTTTGTAGCTAAATACTCAGGCGTCGTCGTCGATAAGTTAAATAATTCATTAGACCGAATATGTGAATTTCTAGAACCTACTCTATTTGAATGCCCGTTATATAAACGATCAGTAGGTGATGCGTTTAGATACTATTCTGATTCAGAATCAGAATCAGAATCAGAATCAGATAAAAAACGGTCAAAATTGGGTGTTGGAGGAAAGAAGCGCAAATATACAGAAAAAAAATCGCAAATACGAAAATATTCTGTTCGAAACTACAATCGAAATAAATTCAGACGCACATCATATCGCATACGTAAAACAGAAAGAAAATCAAGTATTTCACGCCGCAAGCATTAAAACACAATATTGTCATCAATCCATTTTTTGATGCGAATATTCACTGGTTCCAGAATTTTATTCAACCCTTCCACGTAATTCAAGTAATACTGTGGGTCATTCTGGATTTTAATGAGTGTATGGTAAATAATCGTATAATCCTCTTGCGAATACAAGTCCGTTATTTTCACGAATATCAGGTCGATATTTGTATCAGCTAAACTATCAATCGGGACAGTTGAAGCGCTTGCGCCGAGTGCGGTCATCGGGGTCATCGGGCGCAAAGGAGGCGATGACGACGGGCTCTTTATTCTTGAAGGCAATTGACACTCGGCGGCGGTGGCGGTGGCGGCAGCGGTGGCGGTCTCAGCGTCGTCATCGTCATGGCGATTCGCGATACGCCGCACCAATTCCGGATTATCCAACATCCCTTTATACATTTGAAGTGTATGTAGAATATGGATTTTATCCGTCTGATTATATGTCCGCGTTAAATTATTGATTCCAGTTTTTGCGAGTTCATTCAGTAGCGAGAATAATGCCGCGTTTTCACCCGCCCCCGCACCGCCACCGCTAGAAAGCACCGCCTTATAGAATTTGTTGAACCGCGAGAATACATTATACAAGTAAAAGACGTCTTCTTTCTTGTCATTATTATACCATCGTCGAACATGCTGTGTATAACCCGGCGCCTGAACCGTAAGTATATTATTGTGTATCGCCAATTTACTTCCAATCGGATAAAATGCGAGAAACCCTATTTGAAGAAGTGCTTGGAGTGGCTCTAATATCGTCTCGAAACGTTCGCGCGGCTTCTTCAATTGACCAGCGATGAATTGTAATGTACTCTGCATTCTTACTATATTACTACCATACATTTGGATATATATTTAGACTGTTTTTTAGCTCTACGCTGTTCCTATACCTACACTCAACGGCGTATGTGGTCGCGGATGTATGCCGCTCGATTGTGGTATCGATTTATGAAGGAAAATATTTGTAGATTGGAAACAGGCATGATGCGCGTTGTAAGGTATATCGTATTTTTCACACCAAGCGATACACTTGTTTACATTCGTCCGTTTGTATTGTTCCAACTTTTCCGCGTTCCTATGATTTGTTATGATAGAAAGGGTAGATGTAATATTCTCGATTTGCTGAAAACTCACAATTGCGTTCATCTCTTCAATACGATTCAGAAAATAAAGATCGTGATCGAATGGAAGAAAAGACGCCGCGATTCTATCATTTACTAACGACGGAAATATCATAGCAAATTGTTCAATAATCGCGCTAGAATCCGCGACCTTGAAATCCTGACAAATAACATATTTTTCAGAATTTGCCACACGACTCGTATATGGTTTCATAATCGACACGTTTTTATAATAATAACCTAGTAAGTATAAAATATCTACGGTTGATTTATGAAATACGTCGAATATCTTCAATATAAACGAACCCCCTTGTTTTTGAATCGCAAGTGCGTAAAATACCTCACATAATATTAGCTGTGTTGCCATATTTTCTTGCTGATTAAAATCCACCGAAAAATCGAAGCCTCCGTCCGCGGTTACAATATCTATCATGTTTTTATATTTTTCAGCACAATAAAGAAAATTATCTAACGATATTAAGTTTCCGGTTTTATCTGCGCCATTTTCAATAATCACATTTGGATGTCCTTCAAGAAATGAGCGTGTTTTTTTCCATCCGGGACAAATCGGGTCCTCATTCACTAATGTCATACCATAATAACGGTCGTTACCGTATGTCGTTGATCCACCACCTCCTGCTGCTGCTGCTGCTCTTGCTGCTCCATGCCCAAGTTCCACTGCCGTTCCGTTTGTTTCATTCTGAATGTCAAATATACGACGTGATACTTTCAAGTATTCTTGTTCTTTCATGTATTCATCATGAAAATCTGTATTACGTTTAAGAATATGTATAGGCGGCGACGTATTTGTTTCGTGTAATGTATTCACTATTCCGCCATCTAGGTGCGTTTTCATATTCTTTTCATCGTGTATATGATGTTGATATTCAAGACCACGTAAATATGCGATTGCCTCGATAAACCCACCAGGCCCTTCTGCCAAATGAAACGTTTTAATTCCCATTTTTGAATCAGGCCTTGTAGTATATGTATTTTTGTATTGCGATAACATGTGATTATTTTTCATAATTTCAATCATTTTATAGAACGACCGTGATAATGGACGCAATTTACTAATATTTGTTTTATTACCAGATACGTTTGAATGTATATATTCATATGGATTCGTAAACTTTTTTATGTTATCCCACGTGTCTTGATATTGTTCGATCTGATGTTTGATATCACATAAATGTGCGTATATCGAGGATGATATATAAACATTATGTTCACTACTATATCTAATTTGTATTTCGAGTGGTTTATATTGCCCATTTTCACAATTATCTAGATCAACTTGTGGTAATAAAAAATAGTTGAAATAACTCATGACCGGTCCTCCATTTGCAACAACGATATTCGACGATTTGCCTGATTCTGTGGTTGTTGAAGAGTGTGTCTTGTCCTGCGAAGTTATATCGTTTGTTTGTCCGGAACATGGTAATAACGGTTTGAAACAATTTTTTGGAGTTCTTTTAAACATTTTGATCGATTATATTTATACGTAAAATGTTTATAAGTCGGTTTTCTTCTTGGTTTGACGTTTGGGTTTCGGCGCTGCGGTTGCTCCAGTCGTCGTCGTCGTATCCGCTTCTGCCGCCGCTCCCGATGCTGCCGCCGCCTTTGCCTTTTTGGTGGTGGTGCGTTTCTGTATTTTTTTCTCCAATTGTTCAATTGGTGCTGATGATGCCGCTACTGCCGCTGCTTTTGCTTCTTCTGTTGCCGCCGCCGCCGCTTCCGTTGATCCTTTTAGTGTCGTAACCTTTTTCATTCTGGGTTTCGCTTTTAATGTCGCCGCCGCTACCGCCTTTGATGTAGAAGAAGAGTCACCGTTGACAACTGCGGATACGGCCGCTGCGTCCTTACGTTCTTCAAGAATGTGCGCAGCAATTGCTGGTTTAGAAGCAATATCTATCGGGCGCGACGCTTTCGCGATCTTTTCGAGTGCGATCGATTCGTCGGTTAGATCCTGTTCTGAAGAAGAAGAAGCTCGCTGTTGTTCCTCTTGTAAACCAGCATGACTTAAGAAGCTATTCTTTAAGTGCTTTACGTTAACATTTCGGTTCTTTCGGAATATGAAATATCGATTATAGAATGAGATTTGCTTCTCTTCTGCGGACATATACAAAGCGGAACCGTATTCATGGTGACAGTGACGTTCCCAATCACGCGCACCACCCGCACCCGCACCCGCACCTTCGGTATCGCGCCCTTTCTTACACTCAAGTTCCATTTCATGATACATCGTTTCAAATGTTGCTGATCCATCAGGCATACGAAACATCAACGTGGTTTCGGCTTCCTCAGGCGTCACGAGGTCAAACCCATAATTTTCAAGAAGCTGTGTCAAATAATCAAAATTCACAAGATATTCACGTGTCAACTTATTGATTGAATCCTGATACACTTCTATTTCGTATCCAATACTACTACTATCCGGTTCAAATTCGGTTTGATGATACTTCTTACGGACAGACCACATTTTTTGAGGATCCGCAGACGACGACGACGACGATCCCTCTGATGATAGAATGCTCAACTCCGAACCACTCTCAAGACGTGATAACGCATGAAAGATACGCGCCCCGTCAAAACACGTCCCGATGAAATATCCGCCCAGTTTCGTGCATTCGGATACATTTTGAAGAAAGGTATGGACTTTCATAATATTTTCAAAGAAGTAGTGGATCGCAAACTGAACCGAACAAATATCGAACCCATCGGCCGCGCGACCATAATGCGGATAAACACCTCGACCTAATATACTCGCGTCTTTCGCGCCTTCGCCGAAAATAGCGCGTGATATTAACCGATAACGTTCGCTAATTGCGGCCTGACCGCTTCGTAGCTCTTTACTGCTATCTCCATGAATGAATATCGCGTCTGGAATATTGTGTTTTCGCTTCTTGATATCGAGATAACGCGCACACACACCGTCGAATTTGTGTTCCAGATTGTCTTTCGAATAATCGATCCCAAAAACAAAGCCTAGTTTTGCGGCAACCCATTTCGGTAAATCACCGCCTTTTCCAACAGCAAGGTCGATAAGCGTTTGTCCAGGTCGAGCGACACTCATGATTAGCTTGCGTTTTACGAACAAGTTATGGAAATCGCGCATTCCTTTTGTGAGTGTTCGAATTTTCGTGCCCCGTCCAATATCGATACCTCGTCCACCGTTAGAAGTTTCGGCATTATTGTAATAAATATCATCGTTCGTGAGATCATCCGGAATTCCTTCACCGGTCATTATCATCTCCGGAGTAATCGCGTTATGGATCGAGTGCCAGTTGTTATTTGCGACGTGATACGCGTTGCCGTAATTCTTTCCTCCTGCGCGATATTCTGCCGTTTTATCATGTCGAACCCTGAGGGCACACCACCGCCAATTTACCGGTTGTGATGGGTCATAACTAAATTCGACGATCGTCTCATCTTGGATAATATCGTTTTCAAGTGTCATCATTTGATTTACTCCGGCTTCATCTGGACGTAGCATGATATGGCAAACATGTGCGTCATTATCATAAGGATATGTCGGGTAAAATGGCGCCGGTTTATAATTATCGGTAGATTCGCCGCTGCTGGGTCCACGACCTGATGCGGTAGCCGCAGCCGCCGCACCTTCAATCATCGTAATGCATGGATTCAGGTGTCCATGTTTTCGTTCATCATATCCGACACGTAATACCAACGTTTTGTATTGTTGAACCTGTATACAACGCGACATATCAACTCCACTTTTGAATATATTGCTTACAAGATCCTCATTATCTTCGCCTTTTTTTGTTGTCACTAGAAAGTCGATTGTATTCATGTGTGCCGGTTTCCATTTGAATGAATACTCCCATGTAGCCTTGTATAAAGGTCCGGCTGATGTTGGATCATTTCTCTCGACGCTTCCCACACCGAAATCAATCGGTGTAAAGATAAGGCCGTCAGTATGATATTCAAATTGATGTTCGGCTGCTTTGCGTAATATCAAGGCACAACAATCGAAAATGGATTTTGACGACGATGCGATTTCAAACTTCTTCGTTTCGATGCGGATCGGTGGTAATGAATCCGCGCCACCCGACACGCATTTCAACTGAAGATTTTTTACAACACTTTCCATTAATGGAAGTCGAAAATTTGTGAGAACTTCGTCTTCGTTGATCGGAAAGAATAGTCTAGAACGAATATCTGCCTTGTGAACGAAATATATATCAAATACAAGGAATAAGTTGATGAAATCTCCGTTTTTGTTATGAAGGATATGCTCGCCATCTAATAGCGTATTATGTAGTTTTGTATTCAGCGAAACAGCGCCTGTAAATTGGAAGTTCATGTTTGTATCGATGAGATAAATATGTCCGGTTCTTGGTGCGACAAATAGAAGTTTTCGATGTCCATCTGCCTTTTCTGTTACGGAATAATTCAATCGAATATTTGGGACCTTCGAGTCGGGATCAAACGGTTGAATGTTTTGGATTTGAAGTGTATAAGAACATGGACCAATAAAATGCTTTGGGCGAAGTTGTATTCCGTTTCTTCCGCTGGCGGTGTCGCGTTCTCGTTCCTGCTCTCGCAGTCGTTTGTCGCGTTCGCGTTCGCGTTCACGTTCGTGTTCGTCGTCTTTACCAGCACCGCCTTTACGGTCACGGTCGCTGTCGCGGTCGCTGTCGCTGTCGCTGTCACGTCCTTCTTTTTCATCCGGATACAATAACTCATAATACCGACGCTGGACACCACGCATATCGGATAATGAAACCGGGTAATTCGTGGATTGTAAACCTGACATCACAATTTTTACCATCTTACGCAAATTATCCAACAGATGTTTCGGATGGTTAAACGCGGTTCCTGGACCAACTAACTCGTTGATAACCTCTATTTCGATTTCATACCGAATAGGACTTTCAAGAACTTTTGCGGCATCAAACGTCGAAGCTGAAATATATCCGGTTTGGTCTTTATGCGACTCCTTGACAACACTCATATCGATTTGAAACGGGAAATCCGGATGTTTTAATGTGCTACGATTGATATAACGAAAAGTCTTCTTGTTGTCATTCCATGTTTTCATAATAGACCGTGCGAGCGTCGATGTATTTGCGATACGTTTTTCGCGTTGATAACTTACTTTGAAATTAAAGTCGTCAAATATAACTGGATGGATAGTCGCACCGCTGCCGACGCGTTCGTCTTCAGCACTGACACCGTCACCACCACTTTTTCCTGTCTTCGCATACATTTTCTGCGTAAATAGCACATATTTTTCATCTGGAATATTCGTCTTACAATAATTCTGTATTTCATTTATACCGTGTATTTCGGCGCGAATAAGAGAAAGTTTGGTTTGTCCAGTTTTCTGATCGACGAATTCATTCTGAATTTTCAAAGCATACGCATTTTTTTTCATGAACGAAAATCCGCCCGATAGTAATTTTTGAAGAACACCGTCGAAGTTTTCCCGAGTTGTTGCGTTATTTCCACGTGTCCCGAAACGAATTTCTAATTCTGGGACACCATCAGTCGTATCTGTGATACCTTCTAAATAATGTTTTACAATATGTAAGAATGCTGATTGTTTCGCCGACGCAGTTTCCGATGCTGACACCGCCGCCATCGACGACAGACCTTCTCTTTCGCGATTTCTCGGCATTATATATATGAATAGGATATATTATTTATATATATATACTTCAATTTTATAGACATTGACAAATCGATTCATATAGTTCTGATTTCGTTTTACGTTTTTCTATTCCCACCGATCCGAATTTACCTGGAAATACATTCACGGTAGGCAAGTTCAGTTTTACAGAAATATCGATTAAGTCTTGTAATTTGTATGCTGAAATAGGGCGAATCGGGGCAGAAATACTTTCCATTCGCCAGTAATTCTCACGCACATACGCGATATATTCGACAATCACAGGTGTGGGTGCGATATATAAAACATATCTCCCCTTCACCTTTTCAATCACGAAGACGCTACCGCTACCGCTACCGCTATCGTAATACTTACGATTTTGAATAATACACAAGGAGAACAATTTACATAATACAACGGCATGAATTGTTTCTAATGTAATGAATGGTTTATGAACCAACGTATCCTCTACCGAATTCAGTTTCAGCTTATTGGCTTTTAGAATGGTCTTATTCTCTCGTAATATTTCGATAAGCTCAAATTTAAAACGATTTGACTCAGTATAATGGTTCTCAATCATTTCATATTTTTCAACACCATACATCATAATATACAAACACCATAATAATGAATCTATATTCGATGATCCCCCTATGCGTATATTATTATAAGCGTATTGACTTATCTCATCCGGATGAAATTTCGTGACTTTATTCTGAAGTGTCGACGACGCTGACGACGAAAACGACTCTGAATCTGAATCTGAATCCGACGACGACACCGACGATGACGCTGACGATGACGATGACGCTGGAATGTCGTCCATCTTTTTTATAAACATCGGTTTCGGTAATAACGGTAAAGAAGAAGACGGAGTATTACGGTCGATCGTCGAATAACATAAAATAGATTCGTTGTCAAAATTTTCTTGTGTAAATGAGTAAGCATTATAAAGACAAGGAACCATACATGTCATCCTATGCGGCTATATCAATTATCGTATTATCTTTATGCGTTTTATTTATCAAAAAACTCCTTCGTGAGTGTTTGCTTCTGTTGTTCAATTTCATTAAGATGATTTTCTTGATTGATGACATATTTCATATAATCGTATAATTCCTGTAATAAGTCATTATTCAATCTAGAAATATTGACAAATACGCCATTTTTATTTTCATTAATTTGCGTGTTTTTGGAATATAGAATCCGTAACACCTCAATTTGATGGACAATCGGCATATTTTCAATACCTTCTTTTAACGACATCAAATAATTCGTTTTTGACTCGACATGTTGAGCTATCGTTTGTATCTCGTCCATCGCTGTAAGACTAGCAATTGCGGTCGCGGTCGCTATATTGTTTGATGAATAAAAAGATCCAGCACTATTCGTTCCAGATGACATCGACGATCACGTATACAATACAATACAATACGATGTAAACTTTATACTCTTTCATAATGTATTCTCTAACATCGCAATAATTGTCACATGTGTATCATGAAGCACAAACCTACGCCCAATAATTTTCACCGTAAGAATGTCGTTTTCTTCAATTCGCGAGAACAAATCACGCGAAGACGCATGCATATCCCGTGAGAGAAATACTTCAATTGGAGATACATTACCTTTTTGTAAAAATCTAGCACCAGCACGAATTCCGGCTTGTGTTATCGTTTTCGCAACACACTTTATCACGGTATTTTCATCTGGATGACAAATGAGGCAATCCGCTATAATGTCGAAATGTATATTTGACCCGGCGAGTGTTCCACACGAATAAGACGAAATTGTGATCGAGTCCGGACAAATATAGCCTTCAACTGAGCACCGTCCTTCTACTAACTTCGCAAGTTCAGTTTTCAATAATTGCGCGATAATGACATCTTTTGTTATTTTATAAAATGGCAGCGACAATTTTCGTCGTATTTGACATTTCACAAACAATTCCGGATCGCAGTAGGCATCCGGTGTTTCTTCTACCACCATCGTATTATCTTCAACCACGGTTTTTTTAGGTTTTGGACGTATTAATTTTGTTGTAGGTCGTTTTGTATTTTCCGCATTCACCACACTTTGAGACGCCATTATACTATGAATGACGATGACTATATGAATTCTAAAATTATGTTTATATTTGTATCAAGGTTATATTTGTATCAATTTTATTTCATTCTGTTTTCGATAGAAATCATATGTAGTTACATATCACGAGGTCATACGTGTTCGCATTCGCACTCGAATCAACTATCAGTAATGGTTTGCCACATCCATAAATCAATCCATCATTCACGAGTTTATCACATACTTCTTTACTCGCATGAGGATCCATCGGTTGTAGTGTATTTTTATATACACCATGGCGCAATATTCGACAATTGAAGTCGTTATGTGCGATGACAAATGGCTCTTGACAGTGAAGGCATGTAAATATGTGGTCCATGTGCGTATCTGTGTGTCTGTGTGTATGTGTGTGTCTGTGTGTATGTGTGTGTCTGTGTGTCTGTGTGTGTGTGATATATATGACCTCGCGCGTTTTATATAACCATTTACAATAAAGTAAGTGGATATACGAATGTAGTTACACCAACTCCGCAATCACTGAAATCGCGTCGTCGCCAATCTCAAATCGTTGACCGATGACTCTCACGCGTATCTCTTCTTCCTCCTGAAGACGCGTAAAATCGACGCGGTCATAATGATGGTCACGCGCGACAAAGACGACTACCGGACTCTTGGGCTCGTTGAGTGTCGCACGAATACCCGCCAAGCTAATATTTTTAATCACGCATGAAAACACGACTCCTTCAACAAGCGAACACGCTTCGCATTCATATACCACTTCAAATATCGCGTTCTTTCCATGAAGATATCCGTTGGAATATGTAAGGATCTTCACGCTTCCAGGGCGAATAAATCCTTCGGCCATACACTTTCCTTCTACGATTTTCGAGAGAATATGTTCGAGTGTATCTTTTATGTTACGCCCAATAATACGAAACGGTATTTCCAATTTACGTGTCAGTAATATCGTCGTATAAATTCCTAATTTGGGCGATGCTGTAATCGGTGCTTGACTTATATTACCATATCTTGAAACACTAACTTTTGCTGCCTTTTGTTCCATATCACCTAATATATATCTATACTTTATTTCTCTATATGAAAACCTTCAATATCGCACAATAAAGCCTCGCACGGTGTAAAAAACCATTTGTTTCCATTGACCGCCTTCCGATCAAATGTCCTCAATAAAAACTCCTGAAATACGCATAATTCCTTTTGAGTTCTAGGTTTTGTGTTTTCGGCGGTAAGTTTGTATTCGTCGCCTTGTGTTGCAGGATTCAACGACAACACCGTATTGATAATTGATATTGCGTCGGTTTTACCTGATTGATCACACCTAGCACCTTTATCGCGTTTTTTTGACATCACTTTCACTTTGAATACCATGTATGACATTTTGAATAATGAAATAAATCCAATTACCATATTCATTTTTTGAATTTGTTCCGTTTTGACTTTTACTAAAAGTAGATAGAAATCTTCTTCATCTTCAGGTTCGGCAGTCACCCATTCGTGTGTTTCATAACGTAATACAACGAGTTGAAATAATTTTTTGTTATTCTTATTGAATAATAGCATTCCTTTATCTTCTGGCACAGCAGCGGCGGAAGCGGCGGAAGCGGCGGCTCTTCTTCCTACTAATGGTCGATGTATCACCTGTCGAGAATAATATTGTAGTATCATGCGTTCAAACGGTGTAAGGATATGTATTCCTCCACCTCCCGCGGCGCCGCTAGATCTAATCTCCATTGAGTCATTATTCTTTCGAAATAGATAATTCAGTAATGTCTTTGATTCTTCGAATGATAGATGCTCCACTAGATTTGCGACGACAAGCTCCTGAAGCTCTTCTTTCGAAATTTGGAATTCTTCTGTTTGAGAGATTTGACGAATTACTTTTCCACAATAATAATACCACTCATCCTGTTCTTTCGTCGGTTTTTCAAAAACAGTATTACATGTATCGAAAGTATTTGACAGCATCGTAATGATTTCTTCTTCTTTTGTTAACGGCGCTTCTGCTTCTGCTTCTGATTCCGCTTCCGCTTCCATTTGTTCTGATACAATCTCTCCATCTGCCGCCGCAGACGCCGCACGTGGGTTTAGTTTATCGTTCACTACTTCGGCGACTTTCTTATTTGGAACTGACACAGATAAGGGTTTCTCAAGAATACCCAAATAATCTTCTGTTATATTTTCTGGAAGAGGATATTCTATCGCACTATGCTTATATGGAACGGGTGTGCTTCGCTCTTGAATACTAATGCGTTTATCTGTTAGTTCAATCGGCTGAAATAGATAGTAATCACCTACATTTATGATACGCCCAAGACGCCCGTATCGATCATTTACATATTCGTTGGGGTCAGTCACCATTTGTGTAAGAGCTAGATTGATTTGTGCGATGGGATATTGGCGAATCTTGTTTACATGTGCGATAATTCCCTCTTTACCTGTTTTCTTATAGAAAAAAGATTCTTTGTATAATTCGCGAATTTTATGAATAATTTTATCGAGGTTCATCGACATGAATTTCTCGTTAAATGTGTCGATTCGAACATCGCTTTCTCCGCTTCTGTGCTCACCCTCGTCGTCGCTGTCACCGTCGCTATCGATTCCATATAAATCGCGCTGTTCTTGGATCGGTCGTCCATTCGAAAATGTCGGACGACAAACATATTCACATCGTTCCATATAATCGCATAATGCTGAATAAGGTCGTGCGCCAACTTGATAGTTTATTTTTTTGCGTGATGAGAGATTTAGTTGAACGACCTGATTGAGATGTGCGGCAGTTTGTGTATTATGTTGAACATTCAATAGACAATCTACCGCTGATGTTCTAAGAACGCGAGAAACAACTCCGATCTTTACTGCTTTGAATTCTGATAGACGATACAAATAAAGATCGATTGCTTCGATTTCTGGATTTGATAGGGTGGTCCCATATAAATACAATTCAACGTTTCGCTGTGAAAAAGGGAGACGTTTATGACTACAGTTACGGATAGCACGACCTATAATTTGTTCGAGCAAGTTCATATTATACCACGGTTCCAAAATATGGACTTGGCGAATATTTTTAAAATCGAGGCCTTCACTTCCTGCGACAGATATAATGACGACTTTCACATTTTCGCCGTATGTATTATTTTCGCTCGTCAACGCTTTTAGTTCATGTAGATTGTCCGGCGAAATCGTAGGATCACCAGTGATAACGGAATAACGCGCAGGACGAAATGGTCGGTCAGGATATTGCGCCTGATGTTGACGTTGTGGAAGCATCGTAATCGAATCAATATTCTGTGTAGGTTTGCTTCGAAAAAGCGACGAATTTCCTCCGGCAATACTGTAACGCGAAAATCCGAGTTCCTCTAATGCGAGAGCAACGGGAACAACACCGCCATCAATATATTGACTATAAATCAGAATAATACCATCGCTTGTCATAACTTTATTGGTGATATGACTTATTTTCGCGGAATATCGCCCAATATTTTCTGGCGCAAAGATACGGGATGATGCTTTCGTAGTTGTTTCACCGCGAGGCAATTTAAACGCACGAATAAATTCAGGACGATATTCGAAATTCAGCCTCATCGGAGGATTGCCTACCTCTTCATATGACATGACGTGACGCAGACCTTCCTTACCAATACACGCCGTAATATCAAATTCGTCGTTCGGATTGTTTATATATTCGATAAGAGACGGATGAGGATAGACAATATTCAACGCTTCCAACGGTTTTTGAACAACCGCATAACCGATCGTGTCCATGTTTTCAAATGACGGGAAATCTACTGATTCAACAACGGTTGTTTCATCAATTACACCGCTTACGCCTCCTGCTGCTTCTGCCGCGGCGCCCTTGCCCTTGCCCTTGCCCTTGCCCTTGCCGTTGCCCTTCCCCTTGCCTTTACCGTCGCCTTTACCGTCTTGTGCTTCTGCTGCCGCTTCTGCAATAGCCTTTTTTCTTCGAGCCATCGCTGTTTTCTTATAAATATACATCGCTTTCATGTCGCTAATAATAAACCGATACGCGGCTTCTTGTATATCGCCGGCTTGTGTCATAAATACATCAATATGTTCAATCGGTTGTTCGATATGACGTCCATTAAGCTGCCTACGCGGATAACCTCCGGCTCCGGCTTCCCCTGAGAGTCGCGCGAGCAGCGAGAATTCGGGGGAATGTTCTCTCGGATACACTCGATAAGGAAATGTATATGGATTTTCACCACGAACGAACGACACATATCCGGTTGCTTTACGGACAAGAAGCTCTTTTCCTATCTCTCGACCATCTGAGTCTACACGAAAATTACCGCGTTCATCAAACACATCCGCGATATCGATGGTCGCCCGACGATCGTTTAGGTTCATAAGATTAATCAGCCATACAATTTCTTTATAACTGTTATACATTGGTGTTCCCGAGAGAAGAAGCAATCGCACATTATTCACCTTCTGGACTATCTGGAACAATATCTTCGCCACGCGTTTATCTCGGTTATCGTCTGTAATACGAATATTATGAACTTCATCGATAATAATCAGTGTATTTGCGAATAATTTACGCAATTTTGCTACAGATAGTGTTTCAATCGCAAGTGTCTCCATTTCGGCCGCCTTTGCGACATCGGCAGCCGACTTACGCCCTTTTTTGGCGACGCCGACACCGACACCGACACCGACACCGACACTTGCTCCAGCAGGCGCTTTACGACGAACTTCCTGTATGACAGCATCATCTTGCGAAATTCCGATACTTGACGCATGCGTGCGCGCATAATTTGCGAATTCGTTATAACCAAAAAACAAATAGTGGGATGAAATAAGCCGTCGTATCTGTTTAATGATTTTCTCGCGCGTCAGCCCTTTCATATTCATCGGGTTGATTTCCTTGATGAATTTATTTCCTGTGCACGCTCGAATATTCCACACACCCGGCTCAATCTCTCGGAGTTCGCGTTCATCAAAGAGCTGAAGCCGGAAATTTTCCTGAACATTTGGTGACGCAATCACCATAATTTGTTGCGTAATTCCCATTTGTTTCATATAATCACGCATCTCTTCCGCAACACTAATCGCAGAACATGTTTTTCCTGTGCCCAATCCATGATACAATAACAAACTATTATACGGTGTCTCCACCGAGAGAAAATTACGAACAAATTGCTGGTTCGGCGCAAGTTCAATCTGCGCATTACATAGAATATCTGCCTCTTTCTCTACATTCTTCGCGTTATCTACGTCCATCTTTGTATCGAAAAACTCTTTGCTTAAGGCGATTTTAGTATTAAAATTCGGATCGTTTAGGGTTGGGTAAAGACCATTTGTGGCAGCAGCTGCGATCCGTGCTCCTTCCCCGTCATCGTCATCCTCGCCATCGCCGTCATCCGGCAAAATACCAATATCATGGATTGTCATCTCTCGTTCAAGTAATTCTTTTTTTAAAAGAAGTTTGTTGAACTCCTTACTAAATGGATTATCGATATCTTCTGGTTTGAGGCGTTTACGTCCTTCTTCAAGTTCGCGCTTCATTGTCGCGAATGTTGTTTTCGGATCGGAACGGTCTGTCTTTACTGCGGCGGAGACGGCGGCTTTGGGTTTTTCACGTGGTATCTTGCGCGGTTTTTTACTTCCCGCGATCGATGACGCATTTTCTGGCATCACCGCAAGCGCAGCCGCGGCAACCGAAGCAACGGACGGTCCCCCCGACGGTTGTATTGTAACTTCTATAGGTAATTTTTCTTGTTCGTCGGCCATAGGTAGCTATCCCTCTTATGTATCGTAACTATTATTTATAATGACCCTTTATATATTTACACGAAATAAAAAGATCATCTCACCTTAAAATATATGATAGCGGGATAATATGTTATTGATTTTACGAACAATCCCGATTTTTTCTAAATTGTAAGGTCGTATCGTTTGAATACATTCGCTGAATGACATCCATTTCATGAGACCAACCTCCATAATGTCATGCGCCTTTTTCGGTTTCTTATCTAAATCCACCATCGCAAGAAAATACTTCTGTTTATAACATTTCATGTCTGAACCCATAAATATTTCTTCAAATGGAGCAATATTCTGAATAACATTATCGGTTCCAATATCATAACCTGTCTCTTCTAGGCATTCACGTAAAGCACATGGTAGATCCTTTTCGTTATAATTTCGCCGGCCTTTTGGAAAACCCCATTCAGTTTCGGTCCAACGTGTCGTTGAATCGTCAATAAACTGGTGAAGCGTCTTTACACGTCCGTCTTTTGTGCGTATTCCGCCAAGAACTTGCCGATATTTTTCAAACGAAATATGCTCTTCATTTTTATACTGACTACCTCGCGTATATTCACCCCATAATAATCGCCATAACTGTTCGAAGGTTAGTCGCAATAAATTCGCCTTTTCAGTCATGGTCATCTCGTCGATGATACGTTGTATATATGCTTCGTCATTCAAAGAATATTTCCCTCGAACAAAATCAACAAATCCAAATGAATCTCGGCGACGTATCATAAGAAACTCTGGCCCTGTTTCACCACAACGAAACGCAATCACGCCTATACTTGTAATCGGTGCGCGACAATTATTATATACATGATTTGTCCGGTTACAATTATTACAGAAATACTTGTTTGTTTCGCCGTTGTTTACCGATGGTGACGTATGATTACACGTTGCGCCTTCACCTCCCGTTGTCGAATGTTTCGTTCGTTGATTTCGTAATTGGGTGATTTCAAGATACGATAACGCTGATTTAGGATTGTTTACCTTCGATGTTTCAGTTGGTTCTTCTTCAGTGACACAATTTTCTTCCATCTTTTGAATTTCGCTTATCGTAGTTCTATTGTTGTTTTTATGTCGTTTCATTATAAACAATCGATGATCAAGCTCGACGCGAAAGTATGGGGGCCACATTACTGGTTCCTTTTAATGACGGCCGCAGTAAATTACCCGGATCATGTGAATGATGTCACGCGTAAAAAGTATTACGACTTCATCCAAAACTTTTCGATGTTAATACCTGATCCAGAAATGTCGTCTGAGTTTGACCGAATGCTGGGTAAATATCCGGTCACGCCATATTTAGACAGCCGCGATTCATTTATTCGCTGGGTTCATTTCATTCATAATCGATATAATGTTCTATTGATGAAGGATGAAGTGAGTTTACATGATGCTCTCGAGAGATATTATTTACACTATCGTCCGCGGTCTGTCCAAATCTTAGAAGAACTGAAGTATCGAGAGAAGCTCGTGTATTTGTTATTGTTGGCTGGGTTGGGGTATGCGGCGTATTACTATCATAATCGGTAGCGAAATATTCGAGACTATATATAACTTACCAACCAACCAACATCAAACCATCCGCAGCAGACATGGTAAAAACCGAATACATCGTATTTATTATTACGGCGGTTCTTATCGTCAACACATACTATGATGGCCAACCGTTAAAAATGTTTCAGAGTAATCAAAAGTGGATTAAGATGGCGACATTTGGATTTATCGGTCTCTCGCTTTTCATATTTTTACGCCGAAATCCAGAAAACTCTAGGCAATTGTTGTTTCATGCGAATGATATCATTAAGTATATGCCGATAAGTAAGGGAACAGCTGATATGATAACGCCGTTTTTTGATATGACGGGGGTTCCGCCCCCTCACGACGGTGGAGCTATGGGCGGAGCGATGAATAGTGCGATAGGCGCAAGAACCGTACAACCCATCGCATCACCATCGTGGGGGGGCGGAACCCCCGGCGCAAGAACCGCGCAATCAAACGCACCACCGTCATTTGGAGGAGCCACCCCCGCTGAGAGACGGTTGCTCAACTCCGGCAAGGGGTCTAGCAAGCGCAGCGTAAGCGAAACCAAGAAAAAGTATGTCGCCGCACAACAGGGTTGGAAATGCGGTGATTGTCAGCGGCAGCTTCCCGCTTGGTTCGAAGTAGATCATGTCATCGCTTTAGAGCATGGTGGTTCTAACCACATCGATAATTTAGTCGCTTTATGTCGGGATTGTCACGGGAAAAAGACCGCGATGTCATTTTTATAGATTTACGTGTCGTAGTCAGGCCGACATTATTATATCTTATAATTATAACGGTGTTGTTATCATTATAATATATAATAACAGAATGTCAGGAACACCAACATCAACGGCATCAAGCTCTATTTTAAATCCAGAGACCGAAGAAGGAAAAAAGGAAACAAATGCCATATCTTCGATCGAAGAATCGTTCCATATTAAAAAAATACTGAATTATCTACCTATCATCGTGATCGTGATTATAGTATTAATTGGTTTTGTTTCGTCGGAATTGATGACTTCAAAAGGAAATTGGCCAATATTTGTATCGCTTATTCTTACATTTCTTTACGTGCTGTATATTCATTCTATTTCTCCGAATAAGTTTATTGTCATGAAAGATTCCGATGAGACGATTCTCCCATCGCCGCCTGATGCCATTTTTAATATATCTGATTCTCTGTCTAACATCGGTATTCGGATTATATTACCAGTATGCCTATTTATTCTCGGATTAGGTATGGGGTTTGGTAGTATTCAAGCATCAGAAAAGGTAAGTAACGTTGACCTTACACGAAGCATGATAGGGTTTGGTTCTATTTTGTTGATTGGTGGCATTATAATCGCGTTATATAAAAGATTCGGGCAAAATCTACCATTAAGTGAATGGATTCATTACATCATTATTTCGATTCTCGTTGGTGTGCCGATGATTGTTCGTGGAAATGAAATCCAACAAACGATGGATAAGGTCAACGACGATCCGTTGTCAAGTAAAGAAAGCAAGGAAAGCTTCGCAAAAACAACGGCAGATTTAATACTAGGTTTCGGTTTATTTTTCCAGATCGCTTTCTTTTTGGCAGTTGGTTATTTTATTTGGAGAAATACAAATTCAAAGGGTTTAAATCAAATTGGTAAAATCGCAGCAATAATCGCGTTCGTGTTAGTCATAGGAATACCTGCGAGTATATTCTTAGCTGCGAGTCAAAA